CTTGTCAATCCTATGATGGAGATACGAGAGGATGAAAACATACCTCAGCGGCTAGTTGAATATGCCAAAGACCGAGACCTGATCTCAGAGTTTCAGACGAGCATCAATGAGTTTCACGACCTAAGGTCCGCTGCACAGCAAGTTGCTGATATGACCCATTTTGGTACTGCTATGACAGAAGAAGAGAGGGATACCTACACTGCAATTCTCACTGAATCACTTGCCCGTTGGATTGTTGAGAGCCTGATGACTAGTCACTCGCCAGTTCTGCCTTATCAAGACATCCCAATTCCAATGTTCCATCGAATGACTGTAGTGAGGAATGCTATACTCAAAGCTGCATGGAGACTTCTCTCACCAAGTTACAAGAGCTCTTTCATCCCCATGACTAGGCTTGGAAGAATGGGTGATTATGGTCTAGCTTTTGCTGAGGTGAGACAGGTGGCGCGAGAGAGGTTCATGTCACAGCTACATGCAGTAACAGATGCATTTCTGGAATTGAACCTAGATGTGATCCCACTCGAGCACTTTAGCAACATCAACAAGATGCAGTCTGACATGAGCGAGGCCTTGGCTGAAGTTCTGAGGACAGAGACTCTCCTCCCTAAGTTAGGTGGCAAGCTTGTTGTCATCCGATCTGGGAGGGACTCAGCAGGCAGGATGTCAGCGAGCCATAGAGTGGCTTACAGGCAGGCATTCAGCAACACTATAGCCCTTCTAATGGACTTAGGCAGAGACCTCAGCTGGGACACAACTGAAATGGCAAGGGCTACTGGCTTGGTGAACATAGACAGTATGATAGACTGGCTGTTTATATGCAGAGACTTGGTCAGAGAGTCTTCCCATCGATCAACAAGCCATCCCTATAATTCTGTAAGTGCCTTGATAGAGTCATTTAAGTTTTATCGAGCTCTGAGTTTCTTATCCACACAACCTGGTGCTATAGACAGAATAATGGTAGAGAATGAGAGGGGGGTTAAGGTGGCTGACATGAATAGTATCAAACAATTCATTGAATACTTTAGGTTGGACTTTGATGAAGAGGAGGAGATATACTCAACTGCATCCTCTAGAGAGCTCGGCCCTGATCACCATGCAATGATCTCACAACCCCTACTAGAGACAGTAGCTGCAAGGATAGCTCATCACGTTAGTGCCATGTACTATGAGAGGCCTTTGATAAAGGATTATGATGCAGCCTCAGATGTCAGCTCGCTAAGGCTTGATCAGCATGTATTCTATCAACTTGTCATCTCGAAGGCTGCTTCAAAGATAATTGATGTACCGAGGCAGGTAGCACATATGTTGACATCGTCCTTTTCACCTTCACCCAAGGAATATATAGAGTCCTTCAACATCGAAGTCACACCGGGTCATCTAGGTGGGGAATGCTGGTACCCAGATGAAGTGTTAAAGAAGGATGAGGCAACTAACCTTTGCACTGAGCTGCTCCTTGATTATACTACAAGACATGGAATAGGAGGCATAAGCCTAAATGCAACCTCAAATCAACTTATTACAAAGATGGTTGACAGGCTTGGCATAGAGAGGTCCAGTTCTCCAACCTTAGCATATGATTCCACACTCACAGGAGAAGAGGCTGATTTGTACCTTGTTTGTCGTGAATTCACTGATCCTAATGATGCTATGACAACATATATCAACTTGATAGTGGGAGCAACATCCAGCATTACTATATTCAGGGAATCTGAGTCAAAGTATTTCTATGTGATTGGTATTACTTCATTTAAAGGTTTATACAAGAGTGTCGGAGGTGTTAAGATTCCAATGGTCTATGCCAAAGATTACTCATCTACAACTGAGTTAATTCCTCAGTGTACTGTGAGGGAGATGGAGGCCTCTATCCAGCATTCCCTGAGACCTTTCATATCTGGGCCTGCTTATAGGGAAGTTAGGACTGGAGTATCAGCCATGCGGGCATCTTACCTATCTGCGTGCAAACAGGCTACACAGGTTAATGCATCATCCTCATTGCTCCATGCTGCAACCAGCTTATACAGTGCTTCCAAGGACTCACAATCGATGCTCTGGGGGTATATCCTTTTCAGAGGGTACTTGAAGAGTTTAGGTGGTGACGACATATCACTCACATTTCTTCGAGAGAAATATAACAAAGCAATAGATATCCTTGATGACGGGGTTGATGAGGAAGTGAATAGGCTAAGGCAGGACATAGGGGCAGTGGGGTATTACTTGATCCAGTCCAACATAGTTGCAGGGCGTGATGTTGATTTTGAGGCCACGTCAACCTTAATAAAACGGAGGCCAAAAGCTGAGCCATCCCGATACATTGGGTTAGTGCCATGCTATGGGAGTCTTAAGAAGATAACAGAGCTACACAATTATTCAGACAAAACAGATGACCAAGAAATCTGGCATTTTCTCTTCCTCAAAAATGACCCTCCTGGGTATCAGGGCTTGGATGATCAGAATGAAGAGCAATCAAGCAGTGGATCAGATGAAGAGGATGGCGATGATGACCTTATTTTCACTTAGAGTTTTGGCACAGTCTTTCATAGTAGGTCTTTG